TATACAATTAGTTCATTACCAAACTCAGCCTCAACATCTACGCCAATTCCGTTTAATACTCTTCTAATTTGTTCTTCTGTATATATGTCTGTCATTTTATTTTCCGTCTTCGTAATCTTTATATCTGTAATAACCTTTATCAAAATCTACTTGTACTAAGAAATCACCCATAAAACCATTACGATTCTTTCTAAATACACACTCAATAATATCACTATTGGTGGCACGACCAAGAGCCATTACCCAGTCAGCATCATAAGCAATCTGTCTAGACCATGCTGTTTGACCCAAAGTCGGTGCACTACTAAGATCTTTTACATCATCTGGAGTAGCAGAAGAAATAGCAATAATAGGAACTTCTTCACTAATAGCCATAAGTTTAAGTTCTCGTGAAAGGTTCTTCATTCGTACCGTTTCATTATCTGACTTTTGATTTGGACTCATAAGTTGTAGGTAGTCTACAATAACAAAGTCTGGCTTATACTGATCAATCTTTCCACGAATAACGGAGGGTGTAACTTCACCACCATTGTCATTTGAAATAATGTGAAACTCTGGTCTGCCTGCAACCTTATTAGCATGCCAATTTTTAAGCATATCAAGTTCTACTTCACCATTGCTTAATTTTCTATGTGACCAAACACCTTCACCCATGATTGCAAAAACACGATTACGAACTTCTGTTTCAGACATTTCAAGAGAAATAATTAATGGAGACTTTCCTTGCTTCCATGCTTGCACTGCAAAGTATAAAGCCATCCAAGACTTACCAATTCCAGGGTAAGCAAGAAATACTCCAAGTTGACCTGGCATAATTCCAGAAGGTAGATAGTTATCAAATCCTGGAAGATTAGTTTTAATTCCAATTTGACCAGTCTCTTTTTGTTTTTGAACATTTTCGTAATATGCAATAGCAGACTCTAAATCTGTAGCATCAATATCACGTATAGCAGAGGTATTCTTTTTTAATTCTGAGGTCTTAGTGATAAGTTCTTCTAATGCTTTTGAACCTTCTCCACCCTGCACTTCTCCTGCTGCAGACCTCAATATATCTTTTAGACTATCATTTAAATACTCAGTCTGCAATTCTTCAAGATGATGTTTAGTTGCTCCGACACCAGATACTGGTTCAAAATCTCTAAATTTTTCTACAACTAAAGAAGCAGGGGGAACGCTACCATTATTTTCAAAGTACAGCCTAATAAAATTCCAGATATCGTTATGTGTTCTAAGAAGATTTTCTACATTTGCCTGTAGCAAAACATGCATTTGCTTATCTTCGAGTAGTGCAGATATAACCCTTGCTTCTGTATTATTCACTAAGCCACTTCCTCGCCATCGCTCTGCGCTCTTTGCGCTCTTGCAAATCTAATTGATAATCTTTTTTACCGTTGATAATCTTTTCTGCGTTGTATGCAAAATAATTCCAACTTGGTTCTTGTGCAACACTAAAATAATAATCAAGTAATTCATAGCAATTACTAATGCCATAAGATTCTATCAAGGCATCAGAAGCCCACTGCTCTACATTTAAATTCAGAGATGGCTTTTGCTCATACTTTGCTGTATGTAACTTGCTGTACCTACTAAGCAAAGCCATGCGGTCTTTGCGTTCAGCCATTATGCCTCTGCAGCCTCTTCCTGTGCTTCTTTAATCTTGTCAGTGAGTTTTTCTTCTACAAACTTGTAGACACGCTCAAATGCCTGCTCAGTAGTCTCGCCATCACGCTTGCTATCAATAACGCCAAGATCAAGTCTTAGAGATTGAAAGTTTCCAAGGTTTAGCGTATATCCCAGAGTTACATTTACTTTTGTTGAATCGTTTTCCATTACCCCACCCATTTCATAGTTTTAAATACTTTCAGACCAAACAGGAATAAACCTTCCATCTTCAGTCTTCGTATATGTAAGTATACCGTCTCCCATTCGCCTTGTCAACTCCTGGCTTGTAGGCGTACTATTATTTGTTATTAGTCCATCTTTTCTTGGTTGTCCTATATGTATACTTGCAAGTATAGCACGAATCTCTCTAACGTGGTCTTCTGAATAATAAGATCTGATTTGAAATCCAGTCTTACCACCAATACTTGAACCCACTGGTCTTGGAATGACTCCTCGTTTAATTAAACTTGGCATATACTTTCTATGACGATTAATTAATTTAGCAGTCTCAGCAACGGTATATGCTCGTTGTCTATTTTTTCTAAAGTCAGAACGCAAACATGTTTCTATTCTATCTTTATTAATATTGTAAACAGTTACCATTCCAGTAGAACGTGAACTATGATATAGCCTTACAAGATCACCATTTAAAAACCAAACCTTTTGATTTCCTTTTATTACAGGCTCGTTATTGTACGCTTGGCTCTGGATTTTTCCTTTTGCAGTATCCATCTACCTTGCTCACTTTCTGAAGGAGGGTGAAAAAAAATTCTTGATCCACATAACACACAAAAGATCTCTATATGTTCGGTTGTATTGTATTGTCTATCGACAAGCATACGACCTTTGCATTTTTTGCAAAAAATCATTTCCCACCCTTAACTTTAGTTTGGTATACCAAGAATAATTAAATTAACTGCTAATGATAAATCTCCAGAAGCACCAAACCTAACTATTCCTTCTACTCTAGAAGTTGTAACTGTTTTTAAAATAACACTAACATTTTGTCCAGCAGGTGTGTTTCCAATGTTTACTGGTGTAGCAGTGGCTATTGGTTGGTACTTAAAGTCGCTTGGAAAGTCATATGAGAATGTTTTTTCGTTTCCTGCTGATACTGTTGAGTTGTTTGCTACCTCAACATACCCGCCAATCATACGAGCCTCAGATGTTTTTACGCTTTGTTTTCCTGCGCTTACGGTATCTACCGTTGTGTAGTTGTAGGTTGCTGAAGAAACCTGTGTAGACAGATCATTAATAGTATCAGCCAACTGATAGATGTATGTAACATCTAAGGGTTGTCCTCGTTCTGGTAGCGGTACTTTAGCCATTATCTCTCCATTATATCATTAGATCGTATGCATTGCAGGGTTATAAACCAAAAGGTTTACAGAATCTCTTGTTATTGGTTCACCCTTTAAGTAAACTTCTATTGTTACTCTATTTGGTGCTTGTGTTTGATCTACACCATTAATATAAAACGTAGTTGGATGAACAAGATTAATGGAATTACCAGAGATTCTTTGAACATAATTCCAGTCTCCATTTCCTGCAGCCCTACTCCACTTTACCCAAACATCATAATCTTTAGCCTGACGAATTACCTGAGTGCCTATTTTAATAGTAACTGTATCCCATGCAACAGTAGTTATTCCTGAAGAAACAATGGTTATGTTTCCAGGAACATAAATATATTCTGGATCAAGCGTTACTATTGGTGACCAGTGTGAGGTTCTGTTTTTATCTTCAGAAATAATTCTATATCTTATATCATATTTTTCTGTAGTACTATTTATTGTTGGAAGATTATCTTGTTCAACTTTAACCTTTTTAATAGTTTCATTTTCCATTATGTTACCCCAATTGAAAATCTAAATTCAATATAATTACTTGTATTTGGTGACTTAATAATTGTTTCTGCACCGTCAGTCTTAATTACTGAGTATCCTGTTAAGCCATATAATGGGTTAACTGTTGCTACGTTTTCTAATCTAATGGCATCCAAAGCAATGTAGTAATCTTCAGATGGAACTCCACCATCAATAACACATGCATAAATTTTAACAACTGTTACGGCGTTCCAAGTAAAGTTTGCGCTTGTATATAATTCCTGTAGTTGCTTAGTAACAACAAAATATCTATTTGTTGAAAAGTCTTGAACATCTTCTGGATTCCCTGATGTTCCATGATTTATTTCTGCTTCAAACCTTGCAAACCCAGTAGGTGTTGATGCATCTGTATCTGCAAAATCTACTAATATTCTAATTGTTTCTGGTATTGCTAAAGAGTCTCCATCTTTATTTACTAAAGAAAATGCTAGTTTTAGTTCATCAGTTGGAGAGTTTCTTGTAAAGTCTACATTTGCTCCAGTTAAATGGATATGATTTGATCCAGGCTCTATAACAAAGTGATCTGCTGCTGGACCACTTTCTTCATTAATTGTAAGATCTGAGTCATCGCCTTGAATAAAAATTGTATTATTTAAAAATCTACATCTTTCATATCTTGCTGAACGAGCAGGCTTGTAAAAAATAGAGTTATCTGCATTTGTTTGAAATACTGATTCTGCAATAGCAATAACATTGTCATCATTTGGATCGTCAAGTGGTGAAGAATAAGAAGGGATTGCAGTTGCAGCCGATGCTGTATGATGTTGCCAGTTTTCTGCAGTTGTAAAAGCAAAAACTGTTTTACTGTCATATGCTCCAGCGGAAGGGTTAGATCCTGCTGAGTATAAACCAACCTCTGTAATCTCATATCTTTCTTCTGTTGGTAGTTCTGCAGTTAAAACAATTTTATTAACACCATTTTCATTAACAAACCCTCTGGATGAAACTGGTATTCTAAACATTTCAAAATCAAGGGCTTCCTTTGTGGCAAAATTACCAGGGGTGTCTTCAAGGTCAAGTGGGGTAGGACCACAGCCAACCGCTATAAAAGAAGCATAGGCAGGAGCCTGTCCAAGCATATATTTTCCTATAATGCTTTTACCAGTGTTAGTTATCATGACGTGATTTCTCCAAATTCCGCTTCATATATTGTACCACTTACCGTAATTTCTATCTCAATCTGCTCATCTTGTTCAACATTTACAGCCTCAATTACTAGGTTTCCATTTGTAGAATCAATATATATGTGATTTCCATTAGGACCAGTGCCAACTTTTGGTATCTTATTTTCAAGTTTAATAGGAAAATTAGCAAAATACTTATCAGATGTAGCCTGAACACTAAGTATATTATTAGGGTTATATTGCTGCTGAATAGATGAAAGGTTCTTGATTGGCTGATAAGAAACTTGCTGACCATTAATAATATCATTACGAGCAATATTGATTAACTCTTGCCCACCAATATTTTCAAATATAAGATCAGTCATTACCTCAATTGGTAATTCATCATCATTAAATAAAACTGTATCAATTGGTGCTGTTTTTACTGGAGGAGGTGGCGGAAGCGCAGCAGCAACTGAAGCAGTTGTTATGTCTGCTGGAGTTATTGGTGTAGCACTTGTATATCCGCCAGAATATGTACTTCCTCCGCCACTATCTGTAGTAGTTGTAGTAGTTGTTGTAGTACCAGTTTCAGTGGTACTTGCTGTTGTTGTGGATGTTGTTGTTTCATCTACTTTTGTTGTTTCTTGTGTTTGAGGAACTAGTGGTGGTGGCACGTCAACTTTTGGCGTAGGTGCTTTTGGTGGTGTTGAAACTTTGGGTGGAATCTTTACAGTTGTTCCAGCCCATATCATGTTACCGCCTTGATATTTAGCCTGTTCTGTAAATTTAGGATTTGCTGCTAAAATTGCTTTAACTGTTGTATTGTTTTCTTTTGCAATAGATGAAAGGGTATCTCCTCTTTCAACAGTTACTTTAATTGGTGCTGCTGGCGCAGGTACAACTGCAGCCTTTTGTACGCTTTGTGGAACGTAATCTTCACCACCACCATCAATCATATTTCCATAAAATCTCATATTATACCTCACTCAAATATGCTGTCATATTTGGTCCGTCAGTTCCTCTAGAGTATTCAATATTATATACTACAAATCTACTTGTATCAGAAGAAACAAGATCAAGACCAGTAGAGTCTTTATAGTTAAGTGTAACTATATCTCCAAGTTGAAGAGTTGGGATAGAAAACATATTAACACCAACAGATTTTTTAGGATGCATAATCTTATTAATAATCCACCCCATTAAGGCATTAGCATCATCATCTGTTTGAACATATATACTGTCGATTGTAAAATCATTCTTTCCATAAATCATTCTGCTTTGTCTAATTTCATCATATTTAGCCTTTTCAACTAAAGGAGAAAATGCTAAAGTGCTACCTACAAACTCTGGATCTGACAAGTTTCCACGCTTTTTAAAGTACTCATCTACAGTTAATTCATGAGTGGTGTCTTGTGTAAATGTTATACCCTGAATTCTTAAAAAGTTACCAGTAGTTTCGTCAAGACTTAAGGCTTTATCTGTAGCATTAAATATTAAAAACTCTGCTCCATATGAGTCTGCTTTAAATCCAGAGGTAGTGTAGCCTTTAATTCTGTTAAAGGTTGGAGATAGTTGTGCATATAGTGCTGGGTATGCACGATCATATTTAACATCAAAGTATGCACACTCACGCATAATTGATCCAAATTCTTCAAAATACATATTGTACTTAGGTGGCTCCTGTGCACTAATACCAGATAGGTATGTTGATTGAATAATACCACTCATTGCATATTTTCTAAATGATTCGTTTGCATTAATTTTGCCATCTGAAAGAGCAGAAGATAATGTTTCTCCAACTGTAAATACGCTATTTTGAGAATAGTTTTCTGAAAGTGCATAAATGTTTTCAAACATAACTCTTGATGATCCACGAGTAAACAAAGCCATATTGTTATAAATTGGAAGTGGATCTGTATCGTCTACAACCTTAATAAGTTTATTATTAATGTATAAATAGAACCTTCTAGTTTTTCCAATATCTTGATACTCTACTGATAAGTCATATACGGTTGGATTGTCTTCTCCAGACATTCTATATTGTCCAGTAAATCTTCCATCGTCTACAAGTATCTTTGAAAGACCACCCCAAAGTTTAATTGGTATTGCATTATTATTTGAAGAATCTTTTTTAACCTTATAAAATACAATATTATTAATAGACTTTTCAGCCTCACCTTTTGTATTTAACTTTAGATAAGAGTTAATATTATCTTCAGTTAGTGCAATAATTTCAAAATAATATCCATTGTTTGTTTCTGGATTAAGCAATACTGCTAAGCCACCTGAACCTCCACCAATATTAACATTTTGATCTGGCTGTGTTCCAGAAGCCTGATAGTAGGTTGTACTACCTATTGGAGTTTGTGTTCTACTTGTATTGTTTTCTATTTTACCAATAATTCTAACCCTTGTGCCAAAGTGTTTGTAAGCATTATTTAATGACTTATATACATAAGAAACAAAGTTGAGTGGCGTATCTGTAGTTTTAAATGATGGACCATTCATAACTAATGCTGATGACTGAATAGTTCCAGTTTCAGTGCTCTTTAAATTATTTACCTGTGTTTCTGTTAAATAATTATTTGACATAAAGTTTTTTATAATACCATTACGAGTTGTTTGTCTGGCAAGAACATTGTCAACACCTGCTGCGCCAAGCGTAGTTGATGGATAGGTAACATCTTCATCTAACTGTGTTGTAAACATGTATCCCGCTTGCATATTACATCCACGAACATAGTCATTATTAGACCAGTAATCGCTAATACCTGCTGTATGTTCAACTATCGTTGTTCCAAATTGACCACGACCATGGTCTACTACAGCACCATTTTGTAGCCTTGTTATGCCATCGACTGTTTCATAGTATGGTGTTGTATATATTCTTATTAGTCCCGTTGGATAAATTTTTCCATTAAATGGTATTGATGCAAAATATCTTTGGTACTCTTGGTTACTGCTAATCCAGACATTGCCTACCCCAGTTATACTAAACTCTGCGGCATCATACTTTATTACTTCACCATTTGAATATAGATACCCATTGTATCTTGTTATCCAATATATATTTTCTCCAAGATCAATCACATTATTTGTTATAGCATGATTGACTACTGTTGGTGCTACCGCAGGAATAATAGAGTTTAGTGGCATTGCTCCTAAAACATATGCTCCTTGCTTAGATGCAATTTCATTTATTGTTTTAGTATTTTCAGTTCCAGATACTTCCCAAAGCAAAGATGGTTTATATATCCAAGTTTTATTTTGATCAACCATGCTGGACTGTCTAATGCTTCCGTATGATCTTTGAATATATCTAGTTGTATAGTTTATCTTTCCATCGTTATAAATCTTTTTATCTTTTGATGCAATAGATATAATATTAGGAAGATTTCCAGATGTAGAATTTTCAATAACGCCAGTATCTGTTTGATTATTTGATCCAGACAAAACGAAGTCTGTTGATCTCTGATCTACTGTTGGCATTAAATAGTCTTTACTCATAACTACAAAGTTATTGTATTCATCAAAAAACATTGCTGTCTGAGTGGCAAGTGCCAATTGATTTAAAACTTGTGCAACATTTTGATCTGGAGCAACAAAAAAATATGGAATGATTGGGTCTGACTCTCCAGTAACACGTCTAAAGGTATAGTTTGTAAAACCAATATAATCAAGAAGTGTTGTTATTGCATAACTTAAAGATGTTTGGGTAGTTAATAGTCTTGGTGCTGACATAGATTCTAAGAAAAAGAAAAAATCTCTTAACTGGATAGATATTGTTCCTGCAGTTACATCTGCTTGTGGAAAACCCTCTGAGTATAAAGTTTTGATAGGAACATAATAATCAAACCCATTTACACCTAAGATTACTTCATAAAAATTAAATTTGATGTTTTTTCTTACATATTCTGAAACAATGCTTGAAGAATTTTGATCATTAAATGCTTGGTCATCATCAAACAAAGATATCTCTCCGTTAGATGCAAGCAACTGTCCAACTGGCAAAGATGTAATCCCAATATCAGAAAGTGTTTTAGTAATTCTAAAGTCAGTAACTTTATCAGAAATATCAACAATTAATCTTGGAGACATCTCAATTAAATCAAAAGTAGAATCAAACTTATTCATAACATCAACGACTATACGCATTCCACGTATATATTGGAATTCTCTATAAGTTACGTCTCCGTCTATATCATTGTCAAATGAGTCTGGGGATGTTAAATCAGTTACAAAATTAGTGTTATTTGCTACCTCTTCTGAACCTAACTGCCATCCATACTGTGGTGTAAATGTTGCATAGTCTCCATTAGTCCAGATATAGAATGTTCCACGATCCCCTTCGTTTTCAATAACAAGGTAGGCATAACCTTCTACGCTTGTTTCTGGAAGCAATGTGTCTGAAGATAGTGTTTCTGCAAATACAAAAGAAGACTGATACTCTTCTGGAATAATTAAACCATATTCAAGTTCAACGTATCCATCTGTATCTATGATTGGTTCTCCCGATGCTCTTGTGTCATTTTCTCTAAATGAATATGCATCTACCCAACTATTACCCTTAAGGTACTGAACCTTCCATCTTGTGGGAGTTGTTTTATTTGCAGTTCCAAATAATGGATCTGCTATTGAAGAAGTTCCATTAATAAATGGACCTAAATTAACATCACCAATGTTTGTCTGCATTTTAATAATAATTCTATTGGTTGGAACGTTTTCTTTATATACAACAAATGGAACAGCATCATCAATATAGTACAAGCCATTAGAAATATTTTTAGCAATGCCTCTTTCAATATTATTTTCTGTTCTATATGATGTCCAATACTTAAACTCATCATACCTAGAAGGCATATAATATCTTGGTCTTTGTGCCATTGATGCACCAGAGTTTGCTAAAAATTTATTATTAAAATATAGTGGTTTATTAATACCTGATCTAGGTCTAAATGGCTTTAAGCAATCTTCTAAAGAATATATCATCTTCATCTTATCTTTAGTTGATGTAAATAACTGAGGCACATTTGAATTTGTAAAACCACCATCAATTACTACATCGGCATCTGTTGCTCCAGTAAAATAATTTCCAGCATCTAGTTGGTCAAAATCATTTGGTAGTGTAAAATATTGTGAAGAACTGTCTAATGGTCTATACCTATAGTTGCCAAGTTTATAAATATTGTCTGGCATATTCATATTCCACTCAGCCAAAACTAATGACTGAAGTCTAACTGTTGCAGATGTTTCTAGGTGTGTCTTTAGCGCTTCATTTACAAACACTTTAGACCTCTTCCAGCGTTACCGAAATATTCCAAAGATCATGGTTACCACCACCACGTTTTACGACAGTATAGTTGAAGTCAGCAAAGTATACCTGCATAATTTGATTATATTGTGCTAGATGACCATAAGCAGCACTATCTTTACCAAAGTTATTATATTTATCATATGCCAAATACATCCAGAATGGACCCTTATGGTTTTCATACCAATCCAATAACTCTACTCCACCTGCTCCACCATCTGCTGTGTACTCTTGACCAGCAACATTTTTATATGGTGAAGCACCAGTTGTTGGATTAAAATCTGCTGGTAAATGAAAACCTCTAGATGGCAATAGATTCCAAGATAATGACATAGTTAACTTGTCGGCAATATGATAAGACCTCATCCTACCATTGATGGTTCTTTGACGTTGTTCTATTCTTACTGGTTTAAATTGAAGTTCCCCTCGATTATGGTCAGAAAGTATTAAGAACTGGTCTAGAAGGGCTTCATCAGCCCCCTCTGGGGCATCTACGCCTATTTCATAGCCTGTTGGTACATAAACTCCATCTACCAAGGTTCCTGCGTTCTCAGACCAAAGTAAAGCCTGTGGGCGTTGATATCTACGACGACCTGTTAAATATGCTGCGGTAGCCATTATCTTTGTCCTCTAATTCTCTGTGAATCAATATACTTAATCTGACCCATTACTGCTCTAGCAATATCGTTAGAACTTGCATTTGATTGTGGAACTGTAATTCCAATATTATAATTATACATGGTCGTAGAACTGTCTGAAACTGTTGTTGCTACAGATGTTATTGTTGGCATCACTACAGATGAATTATTAGATGAATAAACTGCTGGAGTCATATCTTCAATCATTGAAGGGAACTTAGAATTATTCATCTGATTAAGCATTGGACCAAATCTCTTGGTTGCAGCCTTATTCATTACAAACTCTCCAGGGGTAAGCATTGCTGGAACTGAATCAGATCCAACTCTACCACCTGCAGCAAAATACTTAGGAACCATTCCGCCATAGTTCATTGGCATAATCTTTCCACCATACATTTTCTTTTGTGTACTACTACCGCCACCTCCACTGCTTGTATAAACAGTATTAACAATATTTGTTGTTGTAATAATTCTATTTACATTTTCTGTAAGGGTAATAGTCTTACTCTTTAGTGCCTGCCAAGAAGCAAGAATTGCTGCTGTGTTTTTAGCAGACTTACTTGTTTCTGCTTCAACAGCCTTCATTTTAGACTCTACAGCAGTTAATTCTGTATTAATAATTACCCACTGATCTTTTGTCTGACCTTGGTAAGTAATGCTCTTAATAAGTGCATCAGTTTGTTTCTCATATTGCTCTTTAGCAAGAGTTGCTTTTTCAAGAGCCTGTTGTGCTGGTACTAAAGATTCACGTTGCTTCTTATCTATATCAAATTGATAATCTCTAATCTTTTTATTAATTGGCTCACGAAGAAGTTCTTTAGCATAAATCTGATCTTGTATAGCAAGGATCTGTGCTTCAATAACTTGACGTTGTTGTTCTAGTGCAAATGTTTGTTGACCAATTTGGAACTGACGCTCTTCAATTTGAACCCTTGTCATTCCGCTAACTGATACTGCACCAATCTCTGCTTCTCGTGCAGCAGCAAGAACTCCAGATGATCTACGTGATGCAGCCTCTGCAGCCGTTGCCCTCATTTCTTGAGCAGCAGCAGCGGCGGCGGCAATATCTCCTTGACTTAATGCATCAGCAAGTGTAAGTCTTTGTTTTTCTTGTGCTGCAATTTCAGAGTTAAGTTGTGAAATTTTTGACAAGGCTTCTTCTTGGGCATCATATTTTTTATTAATGCTTTCTTCTGCTCTATCAATAAGTCCTAAAGTATTTGAAAGAATGTTAGATTCATCACTTAAGTTTGCAAGCGGTCTATCAAAATTAATATCAGCAGTTCTATTTAAGGTATCAATCTGTGCATTAAGATTATCTATTATTCTTGCTCCATAGACAGTGTTATATTCTAGGTCATACTGAAGGTTGCCAATTTTATCTTGATAATCACTAATAACTTTTTCTGCTGCATCTATTGCTGCTGTTTGAGCATCTATCTCTTTTGTTAGTTCTTTATATGCTGGAGCAGCGTTTCTTTCTTGTTCAACAAGTGCTGATTGTGCATCAAAATAATCCATTGCCGCACCAAATGAATCTTGGAATATTTGGAACTGACCCTCTCTGGTTTGCATGTTAAGGTCTTGCTGTAAGTCTTTAACTGCCTGTGCTGCAGCCTTAGCATCA